GGAGCGTAGCTTTGAAGAGGAAACCAAGCTGTCTGGCTTCTCCGCCGCTCCGGTGAAGAACGAGGGCTCTGCCATTGCTTATGACAATGCGCAGGAAGCTTGGACCACTCGCTACAACCACGAAACCATCGCTTTGGGCTTCTCCATCACTGAAGAAGCAGTGGAAGACAATCTGTACGACAGTCTGTCTGCCCGCTACACCAAGGCTCTGGCTCGTGCTATGGCGTACACCAAGCAGGTTAAAGCTGCGGCTGTTATCAACAACGGTTTCTCCGCCCAGTACGCTGGCGGTGATGGCGTTGCTCTGTTCAGCACTGCTCACCCGCTGGTCAGTGGTGGCACCAACAGCAATCGTCCTTCTACCGCTGCCGACTTGAACGAGACTTCTTTGGAAGCCGCCGTTATCCAGATCGCTGCTTGGACTGACGAGCGCGGTTTGCTGATTGCAGCTAAGCCCCGTAAGCTGATCGTTCCTCCTGCTCTGCAATTCGTTGCTACTCGTCTGTTGGAAACCAGCCTCCGTGTTGGCACTACCGACAACGACATCAACGCGTTGAAGAACAACGGTTCGATTCCTGAAGGGTACACAATCAACAACTTCTTGACCGCTCTAACGGTTGGTATTTGACCACTGACGTTCCTAACGGTCTGAAGCATTTCGTGCGTTCGCCTCTGGCTAACTCAATGGACGGTGATTTCGATACGGGGAACGTACGTTACAAGGCCCGCGAGCGTTACAGCTTTGGATGGAGCGATCCGCTCGGAATGTTCGGTTCGCCTGGGTCGTCCTAAAAACCTCAGTAAAATCAAGCATTTAGCGAGATTTGAAGAGCCCTTCGGGGCTCTTTTTTGTTTGTGTTGTGTTATTAGTTTAGATCGGGTACAATGCAGTTTACGAAAACACATTACCTGTATCTAAGAAACCTATGGCACGCGGCATCTACAAAATCATCAACATCGTCAACAACAAGTTTTATGTGGGTAGCGCGGTCGATCTGAAACGACGTAAAACCCGGCACTTTTCAGAACTGCGCGGTAACAAACACAACAACCGACACCTACAAGCGGCATGGAATAAGTACGGGGAGCAAGCGTTTGTGTTTGTTACCCTTGAGGAGATTGCTGCGGATGCAGACTTGCTGACCGCAGAAAACGTATGGTTGCACGCGCACGTAGGGCAGGAGCACTGCTATAACATCGGTGTAGACGCCACAGCCCCTATGCAAGGGATGGCGGGGGAGTTGAGCCCTACGTGGGGGTACAAGCATTCGGTAGAGAATATAGCGGCCATTGCTGCCGCGTCCACCGGGCGGGTACAAGACAGAGACACCATACGCAGAAAAACGGAACACCTCGTAGGCAAGCCCAAGTCTGCAACGGTGCGTGCCAAAATCAGTGCCACCCTAATGGGGGAGGGCAACTTCTGGTACGGCAAAGAGCGCCCAGACCATGGCGCAAAAGTTAGCAAGGCCGTAGTCGCTATTGACCCGGCGGGGGGCATCACAGGGTACGTAAGTGTCGCAGCACTGCTTACCGCGTTAGGGTTGAAGCCGCCCACAGCCAACCGGGCACTCAAGTCCGGCAAAGCATTGACACGCGGGCCGTATGCTGGGTGGGCTTTCAAATATGTTGCACCCCCCTGAAAAATAGTGTATATTGCCCTCATTCCGGGGTTACCGGCGTATCAAACTGTCCCGGCAGACGACATACCGATTGATGCGCTTCACTTGTATGTAAGGACTCATCATGGGATTCGCTACTCACCTTGGCCCGTGGCTGCTTGGCACGGTTAAAAACACCACCGGCACTACCGCTGGAACTGTTCGCAATATGGGCGCGACTATCGTTGCCCAGACCTATTCAGCCCCCACTTCTGTCATTCTGGCAAGCCCTACGGCGCAACTGATGTTCGCGCTCCCTGCTGGCGCTAAGATTGTTCGCTTTGGCCTTGAAGTCAATGTTGCCCTGACTGGGGCAACTAACTGCGGCGTTACCATCGGTAGCAGCGGCACTGCCAACTTGTACATGGCTTCGGTCAATACTGGCACTTCAGCGGTTCAGACTTCTCCAGCTACCATCGCAGCGGCTACTTCAGGTGTTTACGACAGCATTGGCACAACTGATGTGCTCGTCTACGGTACGTTTACTGCGGCTACTGCTGACGCTACTGCCGGTACGATCACTGTCACTGTTGAGTACATCGTTCGTGACTCTGACGGCTCTGCCAACCCATCTGCAACCCAGCAGTAATTAGTCTCGGGGGCTTCGGCCCCCGTCTTACAGGAGATTAGTTATGATGCAGACAGACGTTAAAGCCGTCCATTTAGATGCAAGCGGTGTTGGGTATGCAGGTCGCACCCGTGTCCGAGGCTATCAAGTTGCTCCGGGCGGAACGGCTGGAGAAATCCAGTTCTGGGACAACGCAACCACCAATAGCGGTAGCAATTCTTTGACTTTGCACGTCACCACCAACACGGCGGTTATTGCTACGTTGATTCCCGGTGAAGGCGTGCTGTTTAACAATGGGTTCTACGTCGTGTTGCCTGCCAGTTCAAGCATTACGGTGTTCTATGGCTAAGTCAGCAGCATGGACTCGCAAAGAAGGCAAGAATCCCAATGGTGGCCTCAACGCCAAGGGACGCGCTTCGGCCAAAAAGCAAGGGATGAATTTGAAACCTCCCCAGCCGGAAGGCGGCAGCAGGCGCGACTCTTTTTGCGCAAGGATGAGTGGAATGAAAAAGAAGCTCACCAGCGAGAAAACCGCAAAAGACCCGAACTCGCGTATCAATAAATCCCTTAAAGCGTGGAACTGCTAAATGGAATCCCTCAACACAATTTGGTCTTCAGGTCTAACAATGGCTTTGGCGGTCATTGGTTTCTTGCTCAAAGAGAAGTTCTCTGAGCTGACTCGGCTTAACTTGCTGCTCAACAAAACCCGCGAGGAGATTGCCCGTGATTACGTTACTCAATCAGAAGTTCAGCGCATTACTGACCACATTGACCAGCGCTTTAACAAGCTCGAAGCAAAAATTGACCAGCTTCTTCGGGCGGGGAAATAATGCCAGCGACAAGCCTTAAGCAGAAAAAATTCATGGATGCTGCGGCGCACAACAAAGCGTTCGCCCAGCAGGCCGGGGTACCTCAGTCCGTTGCCAAAGAATTTAGCGGGGCTAGCAAAGGAATGAAGTTTGGTAAGGGGCCTAAATCACGGGCCGATTTGCAACGCATCAACAAGCCTGACACTCGACAAGGCAAAATGGAACTATTTAAGAAAGGTGGTGACACTATGGCTACTAAGATGAACCCCGGTTTTATGGCAATGATGGCTAAGAAGAAGGGCGCTGCTCCTTCCGCAATGGGCAAGCCGACCATGAAAAAAGGCATGGACATGGCTAAAGACGGCATGAAGAAGATGGCGTCGGGCGGTCTGGCTGCTGGCCACAAGAGCGCCGACGGTGTTGCCTCCAAGGGCAAGACCAAGGCTCGTCAAGTGAAGATGAACAAGGGCGGCATGGCCTGCTAAGGAGTACGAAATGGCTGACAAAAAACCCTCTAACTACGACGAAGTAGTAGACGCCAAGATGCAGGCGAAGAAAGACGCTGCATACGACGCTGCCGATAGCACTCCCGCAAACCCCAAGTCTGCTGGTGCTGGCCAAGGTATGCGCGGCGTTAAGAAAATGGCCAAAGGCGGTTCGGTATCCAGCCGTGCGGATGGCTGTGCTCAACGCGGCAAGACCAAAGGAATGATGCGGTGATAGCCTCTCGCGGCATGGGTGACATCAACCCGTCCAAGATGCCCGGCGCGAAGAAAAAAGCGCGTCGGGATAACACCGACTTCACGCAATATGCTGAAGGCGGTAAGGTCAATGCTGCGGGGAACTACACCAAGCCTAGCTTGCGTAAGCGCATCGTGGCTCAGGTCAAGGCTGCGGCCACACACGGGACAGGTGCAGGGCAGTGGTCAGCGCGTAAAGCGCAGCTTGTGGCCAAGAAATACAAGGCAGCAAATGGAGGTTATCGTGACTGAAAAGAAAAAAACAGGTACAGCTAGGTTTAGCACAGAACCCGAATCGCTTGGCGGGACGGGTACTTCTGGGCGGATTAGCGAGGATTTTGGCGTCCCAACCGGGAAAAGCTATATCTACCGAACAAATAAGGGC